ACAAGGCGACACAAGGTTACGGGTATTCTTACGCTGACCTTCCGAAAATCTTTGAGGTAATCAATCCGTTGCTAAAAAAACACGGACTTGGCTTTACTCAAACCCTACACACCAAAGACGATGTTAATTACATTGCTACAATGGTATTCCATGTTGAATCAGGAGAGAGCTTAGAAAGCCTTGTTGCTATCCCTTATGTTCAGCTTAAGGGTATGAATGACTTCCAGTCGTTTGGTTCAGGTGTGACCTACTACCGCAGGTATGCACTCAGCTCTGCACTTGGTTTAGTAACGGACAAAGACACGGACGCATCAGGTGAGCAAGTTAAAACTGAGAAGAAACTACCTGCCATTGACCAAAAGCGTTTCAGCGCAGCAGTACAAGCTATTGCCAAAGGTGAGTATACCCGTGAAAAGCTCGAAGCATCGTTTGCTTTAACTGAAGGTCAAATTGATATGCTCAACGCACTATGAAAGCTCTCAAAATTCGGTGTTCTGCCATTGGTAAAATAATGGCAACACCTCGCTCTAAAAGCGAACTACTAAGCCAAACTGCTAAAACTTACATCCACGAACTTGTACTACAGGAGAAATACGGCATCCGTAAGGAGTTTTCAAGCCGTTACACGGACAAAGGCAACGCAGTTGAAGATGAGTCTATATCGTTAGTCAATGATGTCTTAGACGTTAAATTCATTTACAAGAATGAGGAGTATTTTGAGAACGATTATATCAAGGGAACACCTGACGTAAACACGGAGGATGTATTGCTTGACGTAAAAAGCTCTTGGGATGCTACTACGTTTCCGTTTTTTGATACCGAAATACCTAACAAAGACTATTTTTATCAGCTTCAAGGTTATATGTGGCTAACTGGTAAGCAGCAGGCAATGCTTTGTTACTGCCTTGTAGATACACCTATCGAAATGGTAGAGGACGAAATCCGCAGAGCGCATTGGAAACTGCACAAGATTGATGAGGACTTAGATTTGCGTGAGGAGGTTGAGAGTAAGCATCAGTTTTCACACATACCAAAGAACCGCAGAGTTAAAGTGTTCTATGTACAAAAAGACGAACAAGTAATTGAGCAGATAAAAGCTCGCATAGAAGACTGTAGATTGTATTATAATGCCTTAATCGAAATGCTATGAACCAAGAAGTAAAAGACCAAGTAGTTTTATCCGTGATGGCAAAGTACGCTGAACGCTCTGCAACTGGCATACGAAAATACGGAGTAACATTAGACCGAGAAGACCTGACTATCTTTGATTGGATAAACCACGCTCAGGAAGAAGCTATGGACTTCACGTTGTATTTAGAGCGCATCCGTAAAGAGATAAGCCTTGAAAAAGTTAAGAGCTTCAGCGAAGGCTACCGAGAAGCAAGTAAAACACGAAAACAAGACGAACAATGAAACCTGAACACGAATATATGGCAGCAGTTGGCACAATGATACTCGTATCCACAATAGCAATTATCTTAGTAATCAATTTAATCTATAATTTATAATGGAAAACAAAACAAACACAGGAGCAATCTTTAAGAATGACAAAAAGACGAATGATAAACAACCTGACTACAAAGGAAAGGTAAACGTAAACGGCAAAGAAATGGAAGTAGCTCTTTGGGTAAAGCAAGGCAAGAACGGAAGTTTCTTCTCAGCATCATTTAGCGAGCCGTATGTAGCACCAATTGAACGTGCGCCAATCGGAGATAGTATTGATAACGACCTTCCTTTTTAATATGTACATTGACGATTTAACACTCCGAAAGCAGCTTTGTAGAATCTTGCTTGTAAAAACACGAAACCAAATAGTCCAAGACATAAAAGCCAAAGGACTAAAGATGCACCAGTTTCAGCTCAACAACTTTCTACAAGGCAAAGACGTAACCTTATCAACCTTACACAAGATAGATAACTACGTCAGCAGAGAGATTTACTTAAACAATTTAGAGCCACTTTAGCGAGTGGCTTTTTTAATTTTATTGCGTGATTAGAATTTAGTCTTATATTTGTTTAGAATTTAACCAATGGATGCACTCAAAATATTAGCAGACCACCACAAAGAATGGGTAAAGATAGTCCGTTCATTTGGAGAGCAAGACCTCGCAGAAGACGTTGTGCAGGATGTTTACCTGAGAATAGTCAAATACAACTACGAGGAAAAGATACTCAAAGACGGAAAACCAAACATTGCTTTAATGTGGATGATGCTTCGCAACCGAGCCTTTGAAATAAACAAAACAGGCAGCGTTCAGTTTCTATCATTAGACGAAGTACGAGGAGTTGCCGATGAAGATTCCGAGTTAGATAAACACGAAGCACTTGAAAGACTACACATCAGGATACATGAGGAGATGGATAACTGGCATTGGTACGACTCCATGCTATTTAAAGTCTATAAGGAAGGCAACGCATCAATGAGAGACATTGCTAAAGACTCAGGCATCTCACTTACCTCTATTTTTAACACGCTAAAAAATTGTAAGGAAAGATTGAAAGAGGAGGTAGGCGAGGACTACCAAGATTATACTAACCAAGATTTTGATTTAATATGACCTTTGCTGTTGGAGATATAATCAGAGATGTTGAAGATGGTGATTGTTATTTTGAAGGTCAGGTAACCGAGATAGAAAAAAACGAAGTAACCAAGTACAAGCTACTGAAAATTGTTTGGAGCGGAGAAGAAGATAAAGAGTGCAAAGATTTAAATACTATAATAGAGCCACGATGGTGGTACATAACTAAAAGATAAACAATGGCAAAAACACGAACACCAAGAAAAGTACAAGGCTTAGGAGATACCATAGAGCAAATAACTGAAGCTACAGGTATCAAGAAACTCGTAGAATTTATAGCAGGAGAGGACTGCGGATGTGAAGAGCGCAAGCAGAAACTCAACGAATGGTTTCCATACCGCAAACCTGAGTGCCTAACTGAAGAGGAATACAACTGGCTTACTGAAACACGAATCCTCGAAAAGGACACCTTCAAACCAAGCGAAGTAACAAGAGTAAGAGAAATCTACTCACGAGTAATGAAAGTGCGTTTAGAGCCAAGCTCATGCGCTTCCTGCTTCAGGGAGATAGTATTCAACCTAAGAAAGATTTACCAAGCATACGAAGCATAACATGAAAGTAGATAAAGTTAAAATCAGCGAGGTTAAGACCAACCCAAAGAACCCGAGACTAATCAAAGACGATAAGTTTAAAAAGTTAGTCAAATCAATACAGGAGTTCCCTCAGATGCTTGAGCTACGTCCTATTGTAGTAGATGAGAACAACATTGTATTGGGCGGCAATATGCGTTTAAAGGCGTGTAAGGAAGCTGGATTAAAAGAAGTGTTTATTGTAAAGGCTGAGAACCTAACCGAGCTGCAAAAAGACGAATTCATAGTAAAGGATAACGTAGGCTTTGGAGAATGGGACTGGGATATGTTAGCTAATGAATGGGATACTGAATTGTTAGACGAGTGGGGTTTAGATTTGCCTGTTATGTTGGATGCTGATGAGTTTGGAACTGAATTTAGTTTAGCAGATGGGGATAAGCCCCCATTTCAACAAATGACATTTACTTTAGCAGATGAGCAAGCTCAGCAAATTAGAAATGCTATTGAAGATATCAAGCATACTGAGGAGTATAAGTATGCGGAAACAATGGGCAATGAAAACACGAATGGAAACGCACTTTATTTAATTGTAATGCAATGGGCAGAGCAAAAGAAATAATAGTTAAGGTTATACCTTCAAAGATTGCAAACGATTTTGTTAAAAAGCATCATTACTCAGGTAAGGTAGTTCCTAATTCAACACTACACTTTGGTTGTTTTTTAGACAACAACTTGCACGGTGTTATGAGTTACGGTCCAAGCATAAATAAAAAAGGCACAATAAATTTAGTTGAAGGCACAGGATGGAATGAGTTTATAGAATTAAACCGTATGGCATTTGACGATTATTTACCAAAGTATAGCGAAAGCAGATGTATAGCAATTAGCATAAAGCTCATAAAAAAACACGCTCCTCAAATTAAATGGATAATAAGTTTTAGTGATGGTACTCAATGTGGAGATGGCACAATATATAGAGCAAGTGGTTTTAAACTTGCTGGAATTGCCGAGAACTCAGGTATATGTAAAATAAACGGAGAGACTGCCCATATCAAAAAGACATACGATATGGGATTGACCAGTTCTTTTTTGAAGAAAAGTGATATACCAAAATTAAAAAAGTTAGGATATGAAGTTGAATTATTAGTTGGATACCAATTAAAATATATTTACTTAATTGACAAAAATTGTAAACTAACAGTTCCTATTTTACCATTTAGTAAAATTGATGAAGCTGGAGCAGGTATGTATAAAGGAAAAAAAATAAGCCTCACTGAACGTAAGGCTTTGAGCGGTGAGGTCGATTCGAACGCCAACTTTAAACTGGATGCTTAATGTGTTACCATTACACTACCACCGCACAACAAATATACAAAAAACAATGAAAATACAATGGATAAAGAAAAAAATTTAAAACATTGGCAAAAAGGCGAAAGCGGAAACCCTAACGGAAGACCAAAAGGAAGTAAGAATCGCAGTACGATAGCACGTCAATGGCTTGAGGTAAATCAAAACCTTAAAAACCCTTTGACTGGAGAAACTGAAACAATGTCTCAGGAGGATTTGATGACATTAGCGTTGATTAAAAAGGCTCGTGAGGGCGATGTAGCTGCGTACAAAGCATTGATGGACTCAGGCTATGGCGCACCGCTTCAGCAAGTAGAGCAAACAATAACCGAGTTACCACTATTTCCTGATGTACAAGAGGACAACAGCAACGAATAAGGTACTTGGGTTAAAGAACCGTATCAAGATTGTACAAGGCGGAACCTCAGCTTCCAAGACGTACTCAATCCTTGCGGTGTTAATTGACAAGGCACTACGCAAAGACGGACTTGAAATAAGCATAGTAGCAGAAAGCATACCTCATCTAAGAAGGGGAGCATTAAAAGACTTTGTTAAAATACTAAAGTGGACAAACCGATTTAATGACCAACAATTAAACAAGTCGCTACTTACATACCAATTTAAAAACGGAAGCGTTGTAGAGTTCTTCTCCGCAGATGATGCATCTAAACTGCGTGGTGCGAGACGTGACATCCTGTACATTAACGAGTGCAATAACGTGACGTTTGAGGCTTACAATGAGCTTGCTATACGTACCAAGCGTGAGGTGTATTTGGACTTTAACCCTGCAAATGAGTTTTGGGTTCATAAGGAACTAAAAGACGAACCTGACACGGACTTTATAATCTTAACCTACAAAGATAACGAGGCTTTAGATGAATCCATAGTCACACAAATAGAGAAGAACCGTGACAAAGCAGCTACGAGTTCCTATTGGGCAAATTGGTGGCGAGTGTATGGTCTTGGTGAGGTAGGTAGTCTTGAAGGAGTTGTGTTCAATAATTGGAAAGAGATAGACACCATACCAAAAGAAGCGAAGCTGATAGGCATAGGATTGGACTTTGGGTACACGAATGACCCTACTGCAGCAATTGAGATTTACAATTATAACGGGACACGGATAATAAACGAACTTGTTTACCGAACTGGCATGGTCAACTCAGACATCGCTAAGATACTTCCGTCAGGTGTTATTATTTACGCTGATTCAAGTGAGCCTAAGTCCATCGAAGAGATAAGACGTCAGGGCAAAACCATCAAAGGGGTTACCAAAGGAGCTGATTCGATTAATTACGGGATTGACGTAATGCAAAGGCAGGATTATTTAGTGACCAAGCAAAGCACGAACCTCATCAAAGAACTCCGCTCCTATTGTTGGGATGTAGACAAGCAAGGTCAACGCATGAGAAAGCCGATAGACCACTACAATCACGCTATAGATGCGCTAAGATACCACGAGATGGAAGCACTCGGACTAAAATCAAACTATGGACAGTACGCAATCCGATGAGCTACCTAAGATGATTAGAGTGGTAGAGCAGTATATTCAAGATACAACTGGCAAAAAAGTGCGCATTGTTTTCAACGATGTGTTCAACGTGAGGAGGCATACTCAAATGTTAGCTCAGGCTTATGCTTATGTGTTACAAAAAGACGAACAAAAAGTTAAATAAATATGGAAGTACAAATCAACGTACCATCAAACTTAAACGAGATACCTCTAAAGCACTATCAGGACTTTCTGAAGGTGCAGCAATCGTCTACTGACGAAGAGTTTGTAGCTCAAAAGATGGTAGAGATATTTTGTGGAATACGATTGACTGAGGTGGCTAAGATAAAGCTCACTTCTTTGAATGAATTGATAGTACATTTCACTACACTTTTCAGCACTACTCCTAAATTCCAACCTACATTCAAGATTAAAGACGTTGAGTTTGGGTTTATTCCTGAGTTGGAAGAAATCAGCTTTGGGGAGTATGTAGATTTAGACTCTCATTTGCAGAGTTGGGATAACTTTCATAAGGCAATGGCGGTGCTTTACCGACCTATCAAAACACGAAAGAAAGACAAGTACGATATACACGACTACGACCCTAACATAGGAGCGCAGGACTTAATGAAATACGCACCCTTAGATGTTTGTATCGCAGCATCGCTTTTTTTTTGGACTTTAGAAAGCGACTTACTTCAAGCTACCCTGAACTATTTGGAGAAGGAGATAGCGAAGCAGACGAACCTATCGCAGACTTTAGCGAAACAACTCAATTTAGCAAACGATGGGGATGGTATCAGTCACTTTATGCAATCGCTAAAGGAGACATCACAAAATATGACGAGGTTACCAAATCAAGACTTACTCGGTGTCTCACCTATCTCACGTTTGAGAAGCAAAAAAACGAAATTGAACAACGACAACTCCAAAGACAACTAAGACGATGACAGGATTTTACGACATAACTACAAAACTTAAAAACCATTTCCTTGCAGATGCTATTGTAAACACGATAACTGAGGGCGATATTTTTGATGTGGATTTAAGCAAGCAAACAATCTTTCCGCTTGTACATATGATGGTCAATAACGCATCGTTTGAAACCAACGTGGTCAGGTTTAACATAAGCCTGATTGCAATGGACATCGTTGACATCAGCAAGAAACCAACTACTGATATTTTTATCGGCAACTCAAACGAGCAAGACGTCCTCAATACCCAGTTAGAGGTGTTAAACCGAGTTTACGCTTTGATGTTGCACGGCAATTTGTGGGATGATAAATATGTCGTTGACGGCAATCCTATATGCGAGCCGTTTACTGAGAGATTTGAGAACTACCTTGCAGGTTGGACGATGACTTTTGATTTGTTGATTCCTAACGAAGTAACTATCTGCTAATGCCACGCAAATTTACATTCACTACTCAGGTCTATGACAAAAAAACGGACTTCCCACAAACGGGAGACGTTGATGTCATTTACATTGATGCAAGTAAAAACCTTGCTTATAGATACGATGACTCTTATTATACTATCTCATCTGCTGAGGTAAACATTTGGGGTGCAATGGGTAGCCTTTCAAAAGGCGGTGGAGGCGGAGGCGGTGCTTCATGGGGTTCAATCAACGGAACGCTATCAAACCAAACGGACTTAAACACGGCGCTATCTGCAAAGCAAAACACTTTGGTGTCAGGTACAAGCATTAAAACTATAAACTCAACTTCATTACTTGGCAGCGGAGATGTAGCAGTTCAACCTACCCTAACACTTACTACAACAGGAACAAGTGGTGCAGCTACTTTGGTGGGTGCTACTTTAAATATTCCGCAGTATAGCGGTGGTGGCGGTGGTGGCGGTGGTACGCACACTCCGTTTAAATTTAAAACAACTGTTTTAACTACGGGAGCAACAAGTGCGGCTTTAGTTGGAAGTACTTTGGGTAATTTTACAATGGGTGCGAACAACATACATTGTTATCCGTACATTCCAAAATATTCATTTACTGCAAATGGTTTGTATTTGAATGTGCCAGTAGGGGTTGCTGGTAATTTAGGCAGAATTTTGATTTATCAAGATAACGACGGAGTGCCAACAACAAAACTATTTGAAAGCGCCAATCTTGACTTAGGAACAAACGGAATTAAAACAGCTGCAACAACATTTTCATTTGTAGCGGGTACAGTTTATTGGCTTGCTTTTCATTGTAATGCTGTACCAAGCGGAAGCATTAGCGGAATACCAGTTGCAAGTGCAATTAATTTCGCAATTCAATCAACATCACCAGTTACTGCGTTTACAAGAATTGTAACATTTGGAACAAGCTCACCTTCTCCATTAAACCCAACTTCAGCAAATAATTCAGTTTTGCCATTTATAGGAATAACCTCAGCTTAAAACTTTAACCATGCCACAAGTAAGAAACGAAATTTACGACGACAACGGACTTGTAAGAGTAGAGTTTATAGAAGTAGACGAACCTACACCTGAAGAACTTATTGCCCAAAAGGAAGCAGAGTTATTAGCCGTATTTGAAGAACTCAAAAGATTAAAAGGTGAGTGATAAAGCTGAAATACAAAAGGAGTTAGAACGCTTTAGAGACTACGTTGTTAGTCAGTCAAGGCGTAACCTTTCGAGGCTGAAAAAGAACTCGTCTAAGAAGCTCTATCAATCTATCAAAGGTGATGTCAAAGCGATGCCTAACTCTATCTCTATTCAGTTCACAATGGAAGACTACGGAGTCTTTCAAGATGCAGGGGTGTCAGGAACCAAAAAGAAATACAACACACCGTACTCATACAAATCCAAGATGCCACCTCCGAAAGCATTTGACAAATGGATTGTGCGCAAAGGATTATCTCCGAGAGACAAATCAGGTAAATTCAAGAGCCGTAAATCACTTGCCTTCTTAATTGCTCGCAGCGTGTTTAGAAATGGCATCAAGCCGAGTTTGTTTTTCACTAAACCATTTGAGGCAGCTTACAAAAGATTACCTGAGGAACTCGTAGAAAAATACGGAGTAGATGCTTTAAAATTATTCAACCAACAAATAGACCAAATCATTAAACAAAATGGCTAACATAAACGCAAGGAGTCCATACATCGTAACGATAAACGAATCAGGGCAAATAGAAACGAAATTAGAAATCTATCTTTGGAATGGAACTGGCTCAATGCCTGCCTCGCCTCAATACACGCTTTCTAAGCTCATTCCATCTTCAAACAATCCTGCAACATACTACGATGTATCTCCGTACATTAGAGAGTACATTTCACACGCAGCACTTCAAACTATCACAACAATAATTACCGCAACTCCGAGTGCGCAATGGTGCAATGTAGGCTTAAAGCTATTCAAGAAAGTTACTACTTCGTTTATTCAGGTAGGTTCAACGCAAACTCATTTTGGTTTGGATGGCTACGGACTATATTTAGACGGAGCAAATCCTGCTCTTGGTAACTACTTACTTAGTCCTTCAACCTATACTTATAACTACGATTTCTCAGGTGAGTACGGATGGTTGACTTTGTACACAGGAAGCGGAAACTCGCTTAAATACACAGGTCTTACAACTGGTGTAACATCAACAACTTTATTGACTAACAACGTTTGGCGAGATGTACCAAGAGTGCGTTCTGCCTTTGGTGGTGAAGGTAACCTATTAGAGATAATTGACGGCTCTGCTAACGTGATTTACTCAGCTACGTTTGTACCTAAAGAGGAATGTAAATACACACCTGTTCAAATTGACTTTGTAAACAAGTTTGGAGCTTGGCAACGTGAGTGGTTTTTCAAAGCATCGTACAACGGATTGAGCGTTGAAAACACGGAGTATAATTTGATGCCTAACACATACCCTGCCTACTCTCAATTGGAAGGTCAAAGAAAGGTCTTTAACGCTAACGGAAAGGAAACCATCCGAGTGAACACTGATTGGGTTTCGGAGAGCTTCAATGAGGTCATTAAACAAATGATGTTAAGCGAGCGCATTTTGATTGACAAGAAACCTGCCAAGCTAAACACGAAATCCGTAGACTTAAAGAAATCTATCAACTCATCTTTGATAAACTACGAGATGGAATTTGAATACGCATTTGACACTATCAACTCAGTATCCTAATGAATAGAAGCGTAACAATATACATCGAAGGGCAACGTATTGAACTCTTCAACGATGAGACTATCAACGTCACCTCATCAATCCAAAACGTTAAAGATTTATCCTTAACTTACACGGACTTCTCTCAGGGATTCACCGTGCCTGCAAGCGCACATAACAACGCTATCTTTGAGCATTGGTATCAATCGGATGTCAACGCAACTACTGACCCGAACCTACGCAAAGACGGATTCATTGAGATAGACTTAGTAACCTTTCGCAAGGGCAAGATACAACTTGATGGCGCAGTAGTCTCTAACGGCAAACCAAGCGCATACAAAATCACTTTCTTTGGAGAGGGTGTAACGCTTAAAGATTTATTCGGAGAAGACTTGCTATCGGATTTGGACTATACGGCACTATCTCACAATTTTACCTCTGCTGAGGTTTTGGCACGCATAACGAACACAACTAACCTTTACGATGTTAAGTATCCTCTAATCACGTCTAATCGCATTTGGGAGTATCAATCAAACTCAGTAAATGTACCTCCTCCAAACTGGTTAACATCTACGGTTACTAATAACGATATTCATAGCAATTCAGGAGGCATTGTTAAAACTGAACTATTCCCTGCGGTTAGGGTAACACGAATCTTACAAGCTATTGCATCCAAATACGGGATAAGTTTTCAAGGCACGTTTTTAACGGATGAGCGATTTACAAAATTGTTCTTATGGTTCAAGGGCAAAGAGAGATTTATTAACATTTCAAGTCCGCAACTAATAGATTTCACAACCGTTACACCTACATTCACAACTTACGATTTAACAAGCTATGTAAACACGACTGATAATAGCATTCATGTTCAGTACATAGACTCAAACATTATCAATCATATCATCCGTTTAAATGTAACTTCGGTTTCGTCTTCCGACCCTTACTATATTGACGTCTATCAAAACGGAAATTTGATGAACTCAATACAAGGAACAAGTGTACAATCATTTTTGCTTGATATTGTGCAAAGTGTAATTGGTTTGGATTCGGTTTACACCTTTAAAATTCGTGGTGAAGGGGGTAACAATATAGCATTAAATATGCGATATGATGTTACTTATTTTGATAGTGGGAATTTATTTACTGACTATGTTGCGATTGCTTGCTCAAACGCAATTTACGCTTCTACAATAGACCTCTCAGCAAATGCTCCTCAAATGAAAGTTGGCGATTTCTTGAAAGGAATAATGCTGATGTTCAACATGACTATTTACTCTATCAAAGACAACGAGTATTGGCTTGAACCTTTAGACGATTGGTATTCAAAAGGAGCAGTTGTTGATATTACTCAGCACACCGATGTTACCACTATCGAAATGGAGCGAATGCCATTGTACAAAAAAATTCAGTTCAAGTTTGAGGATTCGGATTGCTTCTTGAATAAATACTTTAGTCAAACGTTTAATCGCAATTACGGAAATACAACTTATCAATATAATTACGATGGTGGCGAGTTTACAATTGACTTGCCTTTCGAGAACTTGCTGCAACAAAAATTTACAGGAACTAATTTGCAAGTAGGCTACTCGCTCAACGGAGAGTTTGCTCCATACATTCCAAAGCCAGTTCTTCTCTATCAATACACGAACAAAACGTGCAATTTTAAGTACAAAAACGATGGAGGCGGTCACTCAACTGTCACGAGCTATACTCCATTTGGTCAAGACTTAGAATTTAACAACTCGGACGTTACTTTGAACTTTGCGCCTGAGACATCAACGCTTTTAGACTACCCAATCCAAAACACGCAGTTCAGTCAATACTACTTTAGCTATTTGTACAACCTTTACAACTTAAAGCAGCGATTGGTCAACGTAAAGACGAACCTACCTACAAGCCTGATTACAAACCTTCAGCTCAACGATAGATTGGTAATTAGAGACAAGCGTTACATCATTAACGAAATGAACTCTAATTTAAATACAGGAGACGTAGACTTTCAGCTTATCTTAGATTTTAGACCTATTCTTAACTCTACAAATCCTACACCGCAAGTTAGCACGGCAGGTGGAGATGTAAACTATGCCGTCAATTTACCTAACGGAGTGTTTGATGCGACTTTATCCTGCGATAACGATGATGTAACATTTTCAGTAAATCCTGTAGAAAGCTCGCAGATTATTCAAATCGGCATTCCTGCAGGTTCAGCAGGCACGGTTTATACAATTCGCATTAATTATAGTTATATAAATGGTACAAGGAGTGGAGAATCTTTTAACATATTTCAATGATACAACAAATAATTACAATGCTGCAGTTAGATGATTTCTACGGAAACACGGAAACCATTGACATCGCCAAAGGAAAATACAAGCTACACACGTCTCTGAAGAAAGGAATCAAACAAGCAAAACGAGAACTTATAAACAAACGAAATGGCAGAGGTTAAAAACATACAAATAAACGTAGATACAAAACAAGCTACACAGGCGATGGATGACCTCGCCAAAGCTACTCACGATGTCTCTGCAAGTTTCGAGGAGGTCTATGGTGACTTACAACCGCTCACCACTCGAATGGGCGAGGCTGAAGATAGGTTGTATGAGTTAGCTAACGCAGGACAAACGGCAACTCAGGAGTACAAAGATTTATTGACCACCGTAGGTAACTATCGCAAGGTACAAATCCAAACGGATATGGCAGTTGATGCTGCTGCCAGTACGATGGCTAATAAGTTAGGTGGTGCGTTAGGTGGTGCTACGGCAGGATTCCAACTTGTGCAGGGTGCTATGGGTGCTTTTGGTGCTGAATCAGCTCAGGTAGAGGAGGCATTGCTCAAAGTACAATCTGCGATGGCTATAGCTGATGGTGTGCGAGGATTCCGAGAGGCTATCCCATCTATCAAGGCATTTGGTTCGGCTATGAAAGCTGCTATCGGTTCAACTGGTATTGGCTTACTCGTTGTTGCGTTAGGTACTCTTGCTGCGTATTGGGATGACATTAAAGCGGCAGTAAGTGGAGTAAGTGATGAGCAATCAAGACTCAACGCAAAGACGGATGCAAACGTACTTGCTCAACAAAAGAAATATGATGCTATCTCAGGTCAGGATAACATCCTAAAACTACAAGGCAAGTCCGAGCGTGACATCTTAAAGATAAAGCAAACGCAAATCCAAGCCGTAATCAAGGCAACGGAAGCTCAGTTAGTTCAGCAAGAAGCCACGAAGAAAGCGCAGGTAATGGCTGCAAGACGAAACCGAGACATCTTAGAAGGTATATTGATGTTCTTGACTGCTCCTCTTCAGCTACTCTTAAAGACGGTTGATAGCGTTGGTTCGGCATTAGGACAAGACTTCAACTTGCAGAAAGGCTTTAACAGGTCAATTTCCAATTTAGTATTCGATCCTGAAGAAACTGCAAAGGAAGCTGATAAGACGATTGAAGAAACAAAGAACAAGTTAGCGCAACTTAAAAACGAAGCCGCAGGATTTACAATTGCTCTCAAAGAGATGGACAAGCCTGCCGAAAAGGTAGTAACTAAGTCTTCAAAAGAAGTAGTAAAGAAAGCTGAGGAAGAGGTGTCTATCCTAAAAGATTTTGAGGTTGAAAAAATTGATATCCGCAAAGCTACTTTAGACAAAACGTTAGAATTCCAAAAGTTAGAAAACGAAGGGCTAAAACAAGGATTAGATTTAAAATTAGAAATAGCTAAAGCAGAGAGGGAACTTAATAAGCAAAAGATTGCTGACATGAATGAAGCCTTAGCAGCTACGGCATCTACTCTTGGTCAAGTTGCAGACTTATTTGGTAGAGAATCAGCAGCAGGTAAAGCAGCAGCTATCGCTCAGGCAACTATTGACACTTATCTATCAGCTCAAAAGGCATATACTGCAACGGTAGGAGTTCCAATTGTAGGACCTGTACTTGCACCTATCAACGCAGGTTTGGCTATCGCTGCAGGTATTAAAAACATCAAAGCTATCGCAGCAGTTAAAACACCTGATGGTGGCGGTGGTGGTGGTGGTAACCTATCAAATAACTTTACGTCAGGCGCACAAGCTCCATCGTTTAACGTGGTAGGCAACTCAGGTATGAATCAGCTTGCACAAATTCAGCAAACACCAATCCAAGCGTATGTAGTTTCAGGAGAGGTAACATCAGCTCAGGCACTTGACCGCAACCGAGTCAAAAACGCAACATTGTAACAATTAAAAGTTGAATAGATATGAATATTATTGAACTCGTAATCGACCCTAAAGATTTACAAAGCGGAATTGATGCCGTGAGTGTTGTTGAATCTCCTGCCATTGAGGAAAACTTTATCGCCTTAGCAAAACACGAAGTAGAACTCAAAGAGGTAAGCTCTGAGAAGCGTATTCTAATGGGAGCTGCTTTAATACCTAACAAGAAAATCTATCGTGTAAACGCAAAGAAAGAGGAATACTACATCTACTTTTCGGAGGACACAGTACGTCAGGCAATGGAGTTGTTCTTCAAAAACGGCAACCAATCTAACGCAACCTACGAACACAAAGACGCAGTCAAAGGAATGACTGTAGTAGAGTCTTGGTTGATTGAAGATGAGGTACACGATAAATCTAAAAAGTACGGCTTCAGCTTGCCAAAAGGAACTTGGATGATTTCTATGAAGGTAGATAACGATGAGGTATGGAATGACGTGAAAGCTGGCAAGGTTAAAGGCTTCTCAATTGAGGGTTACTTCGCTGACAAGTTAGAAATGTCTTTAGAGCAACAAAAGAAAAATGAAATTATTGAACAACTTAAAGATTTACTAAAATAAAAACAATGAATAAAATACTAAACAAAATCGCTGACATGGAGCGTAACGCAGCGGAGATTCAAGAAGTACAATTAAGTTCTCATAAAGTAGAATTAGCATTGTTAGATGAGATACTTGATTTGAATAGAGAAGCAGGTTCATTGTTGTCTTTGCCAGTTATGAAAATTGCTGAACAATTATCAAAATCTATTGAACTAAATAAAAAAGGATTGGCACAAGCTGAAAAAGGTTTAAAAGCTGCTCAAGATTTAGGGGTTCAAGATGGAATCGATACTTTTAAAAGATGGGTAAAAAGTTGTACTGATGATATTAAACGTGCTGAAAAAGGTCAAAAAATTCTTGCTGATTTATCTAAAATTTAAGATTATGAAAGAAAAATTTAAAACACCAAGCAAGGCAAGTCCAAGAGCAGGTAGCAAAAGAGGCTGCCTATGTGAAGACGGAAAATACTCAACTAAATGTTGTGATGGCAGTTTACAAGCTCAGGGCATCGGTAAAACTGCAGAGGTTAACGAGCCTGCTCCTACTCAAACTGAGGTGAACGGAGTGAGAACTATCGTACGTCAAAACGGGTAGTTACAAGGCAAGTTTACGTTGATGTTCAACGACCTTATTATTCTTACTGATATTATCAAAAGCCCACAACGGCTGAAAATTTGTATAGTGATTTAATTCTAAAGCCATTTCGTAAGAGGTGGCTTTACTTATTGGGTATATATGGTCTAAGTGCCATTTTCCGTAGTTATCCCAACTCATACCTGATTGAAACCTACGTTCAATATAATCTTTAAAAAAATCCCATTCGCAACCCAGTATCTTTGAGCTTTTACTACCTTTTTTGTAACCTTGATTGCGTAATGATAAATAGATTAATTGTCTTGCGTTTGTTACAAATCGAAATAAACTATCTTCTTTATATTTCTTTTTACAATACTGATTAGTTCTTTTTGTGGTACAAGTTTTGCAATCAATATGTATATTATCGTATTTATATATTCTATAGTCGCTGTATTCATTACAAACACGGCAAAAGTATTTTGGAATATGACGTTTAACTGCGTTTGAAATACATCTTTCATGGTAGTGCGTTAACTTTCCATATTGTTTAATATATTTCTTTTTGTAATGCAAATAGTAAGGCTTAATATCATTCTTACTCCACATTTCATTTTTCTTTGATGCTTTTGGCTCAAATAAATCTGCTTGTTTTGTCTCAAATAAATCTGCTTGTTTAGGAAAGATTATTGATGCACACAAACCATAGGTGTGTATAAATTTATTTACAATATCATCTTTTGGCTTGTATTGACCTACCTTTTTTCTCGTTCGTTTCATACTCAAATATATTAAAAATAAAACAAAGATACAAGCCGTTGGTTTTTTCTTTGTATACAATAACTAAACAAATGAACGAAAAATCAATCTTAAACAAAGTCCGCACACTTTTAGGTTTAGAAGTGAAGTTGGAAACTATGCGTCTTTCGGATGGCGTATCTATGCTCGAAGCAGAAGTATTTGAAGCAGGACAACCTGTGTTTATCCTAACGGAAGACGAACAACGTATCGCACTCCCAATCGGTGAGTATGAATTAGAGGATATGCGTGTTTTAGTAGTTATCGAAGAAGGTGTAATTGCCGATGTTCGTGAAGCTGCTGAACCTGAAGTAGAAGTAGAAGTAGAATCTCCTGAAGCTCCAATGGTAGAGGAAGAAGTTGAAGCTGCTACTGAAACTGCTCCACAAGCTAAAAAAATCGTTGAGTCTATCGTTAAAGAGTCTTTCTTCAGCGAAATCGAAGCACTTAAAAAAGAGAACGAAGAATTGAAAGCACAACTCAATTTATCTACTGAAGTTGCAGAAGAAGTTGCACCAGTTGAATTAAGCGAAGAGCCTAAGCCGATTTCTTTCAATCCTGAAAACACACAAGCTACTGACGTATTCAAGTTTGCTTCTAAAAGAAATGCAACTACTATGGATAGCGTATTATCAAGAATTTCTAACATTAAATAATTAATAAAATGAGTACTACAACCTCGATTACAACAACTTATGCTGGCGATTTTGCTGGCAAGTACATCGCAGCAGCTTTATTGTCTGCACCAACCTTAGACAAAGGTGGTATGACTATCATGCCTAACGTCAAATTTAAGCAAGTAATTAAGCGTGTGGCTACGGATGACATCATCGCTAACGCAACCTGCGACTTCGACCCTACAAGCACAATCACTTTGACTGAGCGTATTCTTCAACCTGAGTCTTTCCAAGTTAACTTACAACTTTGTAAAACTGACTTCCGTTCGGATTGGGATGCTATCCAAATGGGTTACTCTGCATTTGATACCCTTCCTAAATCTTTCGCTGATTTCCTTATCGCTCACGCTGCTGAGAAAGTTGCTGCAGGTATGGAAACTTCAATTTGGAGAGGTGTTAACGCAACTGCAGGTCAGTTCGCAGGTATCATGACACAATTGACTACTGATGCTAACCTTCCATCTGCACAAGAAGTTGCAGGTACTACAGTTACTGCTGCTAACGTAATTACCGAGCTTGGTAAAATTATCGATGCTTGCCCTGCTGCTCTTTACGGAAAAGAAGACTTGACACTTTACGTTTCTTCTAACATCTATCGTGCTTATGTTCGTGCATTGGGTGGCTTCGCTGCTTCAGGTGTAGGTGCTAATGGTTACGATAACAAAGGAACTAACCAACAACTTGGTGATGTTTACTTTGATGGTGTTCGTGTATTTATGGCTAATGGTATGGCTTCTAACACTGCATTGCTTGCTCAAAAATCTAACCTTTACTTTGCAACTGGTCTTTTGAACGACATGAACGAAGTTAAAGTATTAGACATGGGTGACCTTGATGGTTCGCAAAATGTTCGTGTAATCATGCGCTTTACTGCAGATGCTAAATACGGCTTTGCTTCCGACGTTGTTACTTACGGAATCACAAACTCTGCTAACTAATCTTAGCTGAACTTAAATAATCGGGGAGGGGTATACGCTCCTCCCTTTTTTATAACATTTAAAATCTAAAAATATGTCTTGTGATTTAGCAAATGGTCGCTTAGAAGTATGTAAAGATGCCGTTGGTGGTATTGATGCAGTTTACTTCATTAACTACGGTGACTTCAACCCTGAAACTGACGTGACTTATGTATCAAGTACCGATACTATTGATACTATCACGAACGTTACTTCCCTTTACAAATACGAACTCAAAGGAACAAACTCTTTCGAGCAAGTTGTAACCTCTTCCCGTGAGAACGGAACTACATTCGTTGAGCAAACCTTAACAATGACTTTGAAAAAGCAAGATGCTACTACACACAAGTCGGTTAAATTGTTAGCTTACGGACGTCCTCACGTTGTTGTTCGCAACCGCAACAACCAATTCTTCCTTATGGGTCTTGAACATGGTGCTGAGTTGACTACTGCAAACGTGTCAAATGGTACTGCCATGGGTGACCTAAATGGTTATACCTTGACTTTCGTAGCCACCGAGACTCTACTCGCCAATCTTCTTGACTGCACAAATGAGGCAGGTCTTGCAGGTGGTGCAGGTGATGTATTTGGTTCAGCTACTATTGTAACTGCTTAATCGTTTTCTTCATAGCGTGTGAGAAGGGTGGCTTTGGCTGCCCTTTTTGCATTTAAAACAAATTGATGCCACAATAGTTACTTTAATATGATTGTACTAACTACATCAGGTCTGAGCCAAACTTTTGCTTGCATCCCAAGAGCTGCAGTAAATACAATGATAATTACTGATGACCAAACAAACACACCAGTTACTGTACCTATTACATTAGTCACGGGTGGTGATTATGTTGTTTACATCAGCGCAATCTTTAATTTAAAAGAAGGTCATTTCTACGATTTAGAGCTACTTTTAAACGGGATAACAATGTATAAGGATAGAATCTTTTGTACTGACCAAAACATCGTAACATTTTCCGTAAACAACGGAGAGTACACATCTAACACCACATCAAATACGTTCATAGTTTATGAGTAACAACGTACACGTCTTAAATCTATCGGCATACACTACTCCTGTCATTCAGGAGAGCAAGCGTGATGCTTGGGTAGATTACGGAGAAGACAACAATTACTATTCTTTCCTTTTGGATAGATACACGAACTCCACTACCAATAACGCAATCATCAACAACATTTCACGTTTGGTTTACGGACGTGGCTTATCTGCGGTAGATGCTTCTCGTAAGCCTAATGAGTACGCTCAGGCTATGGCTCTTTTCAATAAGGATTGTTTACGCAAAATTGCTATAGACCGCAAAATGCTTGGTCAGTTCGCCATCCAAGTACACTACAATGATAAGCACGATAGAATCCTAAAGGCTTTCCATTTGCCTGTGAACTTGTTGCGTGCTGAGAAATGTAATAAAGACGGAGAAATCGAAGCCTACTACTACTCGGACGATTGGACTGATGTAAAGAAATACCCACCTACAAGAATCCCTGCTTACGGATATTCTAAAGATAAGATTGAGATTTTATTCTCAAAGCCTTACGCAGTAGGTATGAAGTACTATGCTTATCCTGACTATCAAGGTGCAGTACCTTACGCACTATTGGAAGAGGAGATAGCTGATTACTTAATCAACGAGGTTCAAAACGGATTCTCAGGTACTAAGGTAGTTAACTTCAACAACGGAGTGCCTACTGAAGAGCAGCAATCTATCATCACAAACAAGGTATTAGGTAAGTTGACTGGCTCTAAAGGTCAGAAAGTAATCGTAGCGTTCAACGACAACATGGACACGAAAACTACGGTTGACGATTTGCCATTAAACGATGCTCCTGAACACTACACATATTTGAGCGAAGAGTGTATGCGCAAAATAATGCTCGGACACAACGTTACATCGCCACTACTTTTTGGTATTGCAGGTGCAAACGGATTTAGTTCAAACGCTGATGAGCTTCAGAACTCGTTTATCTTGTTCAACAACATGGTGATTAAACCGCTTCAGGATGAAATACTCGAAGCCTTAGACACTATCTTAGCTTACAACGGCATATCCCTTAACTTATTCTTCAAGACGCTTAAACCGCTTGAATTTACGGATTTGGAGAACGCTCAAAACCAAGAGCAAGTAGCTGAAGAAACAGGAACTGAACTAAGCAAACACAATCACCTGAGTGAAGACGTTGCAAAAGCGTTGATTGAACTCGGTGAAGAGCCTGAAGAAAATTGGCTTCTAATAGACGAATTCCCTGTAGACTATGACTTGGATGACTCGGAGAATGAAATGCTCTCTAAAGACCTTAAAAAGAGCTTATTTTCAAAGTTAGTTGAGCTTGTAAGCACAGGCGATGCACGTCCTAACATCACATCGAAACAAGACAAGGTAATTGACGGCATCAAATTTATCACTCGCTATGTTTACGAAGGTAAGACGGGTGGCAAGAGTGGCAAAGGCAGAGCGTTCTGTAATGCCATGATGGATGCTAAAAAAATCTATCGCAAAGAGGACATTCAAAAGATGAGCGGTCAACAAGTTAACGCAGGATTTGGTCCTCGTGGAGCTGCTACTTATGATATTTGGTTGTACAAAGGCGGTGCAAATTGTCACCATAGATGGAATAAACAAGTGTACGCAACTTTCTCAGGTAAAGCATTGAACGTAGGTAGCAAAGAATTAAAGCAAGTGGCAGTCCGTAAAGCTGAGAAATTAGGTTACGTTGTCAAGAATGAGGCTTTGGTTTCTACACGTCCTATTGACACACCAACAAGAGGCTACTTACCTAAAAACGATTAATAATGGCAACTGCACTACTTATAACAAGAGACGATTTAGTGAGGTTTACTGCGGTGAATGGCAACGTAGATACGGACAAATTCATTCAGTTCATTAAAATCGCTCAGGACATACATATTCAAAACTACTTAGGTACTAAGCTACTTGAAAAAATACAAACTTTAATTGTAGCAGGTACGCTTACAGGTAACTATAAGACACTTACTGAGACGTATGTAAAGCCTATGCTGATACATTGGGCAATGGTTGAATACTTACCCTTCGCAGCTTACACAATTGCTAACAAAGGTGTCTATAAGCATTCGTCTGAGAACAGCGAAAACGTAGAGAAAAACGAAGTAGACTTCTTGATTGAGAAAGAACGTCAGATTGCGCAGCACTATACTGAAAGATTCATTGACTACATCTGCTTTAGAAACGACTTGTTTCCTGAGTACACGGCTAACTCAAATGGCGATATGTACCCTGATAGCTCAAATAATAGAATAAGCTGGTATCTATGAGAACACGAACTAAGGTAGGAACTTACAAACCAAAAGAGGAGAACATTGAGAAACTCCGTGTTTTTCTAACTAAACTAAATAAAGATGGCAAATAGCAACGGATGGGGAGATGGCGCAGCGAACAACGCAATAGGTTGGGGGCAAGGCGCAAACAACGCAATCGGATGGGGTGATTCTCACGCTAAATCTTGGGCAGGCTTAACTGACATTGCAGGCTTTGATAGTGCAGCGATTTCTTATTTTAACGCAACTGGCATTTCAGGAGCTACTCAGCAGGATGCAATTGACAACTTGATTAGAGGATTAAAAGACGATGGCATTTGGTCTAAAATGAAAGCGGTGTATCCGTTTGTTACTGATAATAGAAACTTATTTAGTTATACGGAAGATTTCGGTAATGCTTTTTGGTTTAAAAATGCAGTTACAATAACTAATAATTCAATAACTGCTCCAAATGGAACTTTAACGGCTGACTCCATAGTTGAAAATACTGCTAATACTCAACATTATGTTGGTGTTGTATCAGGACTTACATTGACAGCTGTGCCATATACAATTTCAGCTTACTTTAAAAAAGCAAATAGAAATTGGGCTTCGGTTGGGTTGTTTAATGGTACTGATTCAAAATCTGCTTGGTTTGATTTAGATACAGGAACAATTGGAACTGTTGATTCGGGAGCAACTGCAACAATAACTGATTCAGGTAATGGATGGTATCGCTGTAGTGTAACACGAACAATGGCAGCTGTATCAAATAACTTTGTAGCTTTTTCACCTCAAATATCTGATGGTTCTTCATCTCATTTAGGAAATGGTTTAGTAGGAGTTTATTGTTGGGGAGCGCAACTCGAACTCGGCTCTACTGCTACAACCTACCAACCAATCACAACTACTCAGCAAGCATTCATAGCAAACCAATTCAAATACAACCTTGTCAATCCTGTAGATTCAGACGCTGCATTTAGACTTGTGTTTAACGGAGGATGGACGCATTCAAGTAACGGAGCTACTCCTAATGGAACTAATGGATGGGCAAATACATATTTACAACCATCTTCCGTGTTAACGCAAAATTCTACACACCTATCTTTCTATTCAAGAAGTAATATTTTAAATACATTTCAATTTGAAATCGGTAGTTTCACACTTCCATCAGGATTGGGTAGCTCGTCTTTTGGTATCTCTTATAATCTATCTCCAAATGGGCATATGAGAAATAGAATTTCAGCTTCAACTCCATCAACAGGTTTTATTCCAACTGATTCAAGAGGTTTATTTACTTTAAATAGAACTTTGTCAACGCAACAAAAAGCGTATCAAAATGGAGTTCTTAAAGAAACTGCAAATGTTAATTCAGATGGACTATCAATTCTTGAAATAGCAATAGGTGCAAATAGAACTGCTTTAACAGGTGGTTTCATCGTTGGCGATTATTCAGCTAAACAATGTGCATTCTCAACTATCGGAAACGGACTTACCGACACCGAAGCAGCTAACCTATACACACGAGTTCAAGCATTCCAAACCGCATTAAATCGCCAAGTCTAATGAAATTAGCAGACATCACAACCGAAGATATCACCACCTTAGTAGGACTTTTGACTGAGGTGCAAAAAGACGAATTAGTCGGAGTTTACTACTCTGCTGATTCAATTTACAACCCTATTCAAGATATAGACGATAACTGGATAATTTCAGTAGAGGAAATGATTTACACTTCAAATCCTGAAACTTTGTGGGTTAAAGACCTTGACTTAATCACATACAAACCGAAACCAACTCCATCGCCATTCTAATGAGACATAAAGATGCAATAGGTTCAATGTACTTCGTGTGTGGCTACGCTGCGTGTATGGCTATGATATTCGAAGGAGAACACGTTTACCACAAGTTACTCGCTGCGGCTTACGGCTTTTATCTAACATGGCATATAGTAAATCAATATGAAAACTAAATCTCTTCTACTTATTTCGATGGTATCCGTGTTAGCACCCGTCAAACCAATGGTCTTAATGGCAATTGCTACTATCGTCCTTGATATGTTCTTTGGTGTTTGGCGCAGCGTAAAGAAAAACGGATGGGCTTCAATACGTTCTCGCAGGCTTTCAAATACGATTTCTAAGAGCCTTTTGTATAGCGGTGCGATAGTATTTATCTTTCTACTCGAAAAGTTCGTCCTGAGCGATTTATTAGCTTATTTCATCTCAGTAGATTTAGTGTTGACTAAAGCATTTACTGCGTTCTGCGTTTTCACGGAAGTTAAAAGCATCAACGAAAGCTATCACTCGGTTACTGGTATCAATGTTTGGGAAAAATTCATGCAGTTTGTCAAGCGTGGTAAAGA